CTGCGCCGCTTGCGTTTAGCACGAAGGGGTTGTGGATTAGACCGTAACGGGTCTTGAATCCGATCTTCGGCTGGAATGAGTTCTCACCAACTGCACGAACCATCTGTAGAGGTACATATGGGCAGTAGAAGAGACCTGCATCGTATGGGCTTGAACCCTTATAGCCGACGCAGAAGAACTCATGTGCTGCTGTCTGTGAAGCGTATGGGTCGATGTACACGCGGAGGCGGCCATTTAGAACGCCTGCGAATGTGTTGCCCGTATCGTCCACATTGAGGTTGGTTGACAATGCTGGAGCATAGTCAAGTACGCCTGCCATGCTTAGAGCACTTGCAACATCTGCCGAGCAGACGATGAAGTTACCCTTGCCACGACGGGTTTCCTTGGCGATTGCGTTGCACTCACGCTCAATTTGGAAGAGCAAGCCCTTGAACTTCTCGACTGACCAACGACCGTTGGAGTCAACATTCAAGTCGAACACGCCTGTGGTCTGAGTTAGACCGCTGCGAGCACCCAACTTGGCTGACACATAGATGCGACGAACGACTTCGCGGTTGATTTCGGCAAGGATTTCGCTTGACAAAATGTTGGCGAGTTCTGTCTCTGCATCAAGACCGTGAATAGCCTTCAAGTCTTGAGCGAGTTCCATCGTGTACTCAGCCTTCAATGCGCGGGTCTGAGCACTTACGGTTGCCTTCTCAATGCTGAATGCCATCTGTGCAAACTGTGAACCAGCAGCCTGTGAACCGTTTGGATAACCAAGTGATTCGCCTGTGTTGGTTGCCATTGCGGTTCCGAGGAACGGATCGCCTGTACCACCACCCAAGCCGAAGAAACTACCAGTTGAACTGGCTGATCCTACGCCTCCGTAGAAAGGATCAGTATCGGTTGCGGTTACGCCACCAAAGGTAGCGGTCTGACCGTAACCTACGCCAGTCAAACCTGTTGCCGCATTACCCGAGAAGCGGGTGCTTGCTTCTTGGAATAGTGCTTCGTCACCGAACTGGTTGTTGTAGCGACTGCGTAGAGCAAAGATAAGTCCTGTTGGACCACTCATCGGCTGAACGCCGCAGACATCGTATGCCATTAGGTTTGGCATTGAACGACGAACGAGCGAGATGAGGATCGGATCCCAACGAGCCATGCCCGCTGGTGAGGCTAGACCGCCATCGTTGCCTGAGATGTTAGCAGGACCGTCTTCGCGGAGATACTGCTGCTGATTCTCTAAAAGAATCGTTGTAACCGCCTTGCGGTATGGGTCAGAGATTTCGGGAAGTTCCGGATGCTCTAGCACCGGCTTCCACTTACTCTGAAGTGCTTCTGAAATTGTTAGTTCCATGTGAAATTTCTCCTGTGGAAAGTTATAACTTTGTTAGTAGTGTCAGTTCTTGCTGTTTGTCTTTGCGGGAGCCTTTGCACGGCTCAAGCGTGACAACATGTTTGAATATGCTTCCATCGACTCGGTGAGGGTTTCCTCTGTGTCGGTGGGTGCATTTTCTGCTGCGTCCATATCATCTTCAATCTTGCTCTCGACAAGGGTGACCTTGCCTGAACCGCCGAAGTATGATTCACGGATTACTTGTAGTTTGGTCTTGAATTCATCATTGCTGTCAAATCCAACACCTTCTGCCAACTTAACGAAGCGATCCTTATCGGTATCAGCCAAGCCCTCTGTCATTTTGGTGACGAGTGTCTTGCGCTCCAATGAAGAGACCTGTTCCTTAAGTTCGATGCTCTTGTTAACTTGCTCATTAAGATCATTGGTCAACTCTTCAATCTTGCCAGCCATCTCGTCTACCAAGTCAACTTTGCCCTGTGGTACTTCGATGTTGTGCTGCAAGAAAAGATTACGGAGACCTTCCATGAACTCTTCTGCGATCTCGGTACGAAGACCCTTCTCAACAGAGAGTTTGTTCTCGGTCATCCACTCTTCAACAACATATGAGAGGTATGAATCAAGTTGCTGAGTCATATCAGACTTGATGCCTTCGACTTGTTCAAGTAGACGGCTTTCATACTCTTCCTTGAGTTCTGTTTCAATAGCATCAACACGCTCGTTGATGGCGGTCTCAAAGATTGTTGATGCCTTTGTCTTGAAGTCCTCGCTGAGTTCTTCGCCGCTGAACATGGCATCCATATGAACCTTTACAGATTCAGTCTTGCCTGAACGCTTGGCATCTACAATCTTCATTTGCTTCTCACCTGAAGCACTTGAGTCTGTGGCAACAGGCTCAGGTACTACTGCACCGCCGCCTACTGACTTGTATAGACCCTTGTACTTGGGTGACTCCTTCGATGGCTTGACCTTTGAAGGAGCAGGATCGGCCTTCTTACGGGCTGATGCTACAGAGGCGTTCAACTTTTCGGCTGATGTGGCTTCTTCGATAGCCTCATCCGAATCTAGTTCCTCTACTTCGTCCTCTTCAACAACTTCTTCAGTTGTCTCTTCGGTCTCTTCGATAACTTCCTCGTTGTCGAGGATTTCTTCTACTTCTTCGTTGTTGATTGAGTCCATGAACTCGCTCCTTGTATGTTCCTAAAAAGGTTTCAAAACTTATTTAGTGTTATCAGATATTTCGTAGGAAACGCTCAAACGCCTTGATTTTCGCTTCCTCTAGTTTGCGGGATGAGGCTTTCAAAATGCTCTTTTTAATTTCCTCAACATCCCGTTCTACCAATCTGCCGCTTTCATATACCCATTCCTTACCTTCCATGATGCCTCTTACGAAGGCTTCAGGAGCCGAAGGATCGGCTACAATATCTGCTACTGTGGCTAGTTGGAAGTCATCCTTGACATAGTTGACTCCATTCTTCTCTTCCAAAGAACCAATACCACGGCTTGAAACTCCTAGTTTTGCTCCCTCGTCAATTAGATTCTTTACAATCTTGCCGTAGGGAGTATCCATGATCTTGGCTCTGCCGATAAAGTTCTTCTTATCGGAATAGAGATCGGTAATCATGTGGGAGACACGCTCTAGGTTGATGGTTGGTCCCTCTGGGTGACCCAACTCACCGAACGCTCTCTTTTGTTTTACGAAACCGTTATTGTATTCCTTTACCTTCTTGTCCATCATCTCAAAGGTATACACACGACCGTTGCGATTCTTTTGATCGCACATGAGGAAGATACCTTCGATGAAGTAGTTCTTCTTGCCGGGTTCGTTTTCTTCTGTGAGTACTTGAATTTCCTCGTTGATGTCGCAAAATAGTTTCATTGGCTTCTCCTATGGTTAGACATTACGAGTCACAAATTCAAGCATGACGGTTGCATTCTTTGATGCTGTACCTGCAAGATTATTTTGAATTGCAAAGAGACCGGTTGCACCAAGAGCAAGATTTGGTATGGTCATTCTTTCTAGATTGAGGTCACCTGCTCCACCTGCGGGAACAGAAAATGCGGTAAACCCTGTTGCACCAAGGAACACTAAATCTACTGTTCCTGTTACACCACCAGTTCCCCACACTATTCTTGAGATAGCAGCGGAGTTGTAGGTCAATCCTGTTGTTGTAAATTCTCCCCAAGCGGTAGGACCAAATATCGTTGGGTCCATTCCGAATGTAGCACCACCACCCGCCGTGTCAGCATTGAAGTGAACTACAACTCGGTTTTTTGATCTTACTAGGTATTCTAATCTGCTTGCCATTGATGTTTGTACTCCCGGTGGCTGATCTGTAGTGTGGTTTGGAGGTGATATCGGAGGTGGTGTAATGGGCATATTATTCGCCCATATTTATGCTTGAATTTTTACCATTCTCCTTGCAGAACTTAATTGCGCCTTCGAACGATTCTTTACTTTCGCCAAGCATTATGAGAAAAGCCTTTTGGCTAGTCTCATTCAAAACATCATGAACAGTAATTGCAGATTCCGCAATTTCTGGTGTGATGCGGATTAGAGTGTTGTCCGCTAAACGCAGGTTTGCTCCCTTATTTTCCTGAGACACCTTTCGCAACACATCAACCATAACTTTTGTATCGAAGCCTTCGGTCATGTCTTTGTATAGGGACTTTGCTACCTTGATGTTGTCTGCTTTTGCAGAACTAACTTTTACCTGATAGCCATTAGCAGACTGAACAATCTGTGAAGTCACATCCAAATGAATGTCCTTTAGAGCCGAAGAATACTTCTTGGCTCTTGCTTCTTTACCAAAGTTGGCTAGAAACTGCGGCATTTATCCCTTCCAATTGCTCTTCACATAATCAAAGAACTTCTTCTTCTCTGCATCACTCTTGAAGTCTGATGGTGAACTTACATTGTGCTTCTTGAGTGCCTTGTCAAAGAATGCTCTGTACTTCTTTTGCTTTGGCGATAGTTCTTCTTCCTTGATCTGATATTTGCCACTCTTCATGTTGACGGCGGCAATCATTTCTATTGTTGACATAGGAGCCTCGACTTCTTCAGCCGTGGTGTTCTTCTGTCCAACTATCTTTTCAGCAACTTTAGCGGGCTTGTTCTTGATTTCGATTGGCTCTGGGATCATTGCACCCTTTCCTGAACCATCGTTATAAAGACCTGCAAACTTTGAAGGAGATTCTGCAATCTTCTTTGATCCTTCTCGTAGTTTGCGAGCCTGCTCCAAGCGAGACATTGTATGCTTGACCATTTTTGTTCTGCCGTCAAGATCAACCTTCTCGCTAATCGTTTCGCCTTCTAGTTCAGCCTGCTCCTTGGCAAGGTCAGAGTCCATACCATCAATGTATGACTTTGCGCCTCTCATAGCAGATTCGGGACCGGCAAAGAATTCCCAACGCTTGTTGTCAACATAGACACGCACAGGCTTTGATAGTCCCAAGCCTACTTGCTTTAGAAGAACTTTGTGACCTTTGTAGTCAGTCTCCTTCATGTAGAACTCCTTTTCGAAG